CCAGGGGACCGCCAAGCGCGGTGGCAATCGTTGGTGCAATTTGTTTGAGCCAATCCATAGTGAGACTCCTATTGAGAGAACATTTGTCTTAGGTTTTGCGCTGGGACATTGAACAGGCCCGGTGTAGTACGGGTAATGCTGCTGCCGATTGTTCTGGCTTTGCGCTGTATCTCATCCCACTTAGAGTTATCCATCAATGCTTTTTTGACCACATCTTTGTCTGTGGAAATCAAAATTTTGGCAACTTCTTGCTTTTGATCTGGTGTCAAATTTGGCGCATTTTTTTGCATCCACTTGCCTAAAATTCTGGCAGCACTGAAAGCATTGCCGCTGAGAGCAGCTGAAATTTCTTCACCAGAAATGTTTATGCCCTGTTGCTTTGCCTCGGCCTGCATTGCAAATGTGTCTGATCCTCCCATCACTTTTGCAGCAGCACGTTGAGACTGTGCCGCTGTTGCAGCCAGTTTCAATATGCCATCAACCTTGTCCTGGGGATAAATAATTCTGAAAATTGCACCTTCTTTTGTATTAGCGTCTTCCAACTTGCTCATCATTGTTGTCCTGCCGCCCATTGTCATTTTTGACCGTAGCTGGTCCATGACACCAGCCCGGTATGCTGACACCGCATCCTCGCCCTTTGCCACAACAGCTTCAAATTCAATCTCAATTTGATCTGGACTTTTCCCAAAGGCGTTCTTGCCAGCGTCAAACGATTCTGTTGTGACTTTATTGCTGGCAGCAGTGGCCCTGGCATCTTTGAGCGCCTGAGAAGACTTGTCAATCTCTCGCCTCAATGCTGTTTCAAAAGGCTTTAGCTCTGTTCCAACATCACCCTGGTTTGATTTGAATTTGTTGTTGATTGTTGTTTGGATGCCTCGCCTAGCGGTTTCCATGTCCTGGATGTTTGGCGCTCTGACAAACTCAATCTCACCAGCATCATCAAGTTTGAAGAATGGTTTTTGTCCAGTTTTTGCCAAGTGCAATGAGTTGATATTTTCAGCAGCATCAGGCGCTCTTTTCAACGCCTCTCTGAAAGCAGCCAGCATTTCTGGGGTAATGATTCCACCAGACGTATATGCCTGCTCATACAGTTGACCTCTCGCTTCTTTCCGTTCAGCCTCAGACGCCTTGAATCCGCGCAGAACATTAGGGTCTTTAATGTCCCCGGCCAATGTTTGTTGAATGTCTGCAATTGCACCTTCACGCAAAGCCGCTGGCCTAGTTCCCAATGATTCTCTTAAAATGCTGGCTGGTTGACCACCCTGTGAATAAAGCAATCGCACTGCGCTTAATAAGGCTTGGTTTTCTGATAAAGGCTCACCAGCAGCCACCCGCTGCACGATCTCATCTGGCGTCATTTGGGTTGCTTCAGTGATGCGCCTGATCTCAGTTTCCACCGACCTTGAAAACTTGTCACCAAACTTTCTGGCAGCAAAATCCAGAACTGGGTCAGCAAGAGCGCCAAGAATCTTCAGACCACCATAGGCTAACGGGGCTACTGCTGCGCCAGTTGCTGCACCTGCTACCGTTGGCCCAAGTCTCTCCATCACATCGCCCTCGGCCCTGCCAAAGCCACTGCCTGCACCCATAGCAGCACCAACACCAGCTACCTTTAATCCAGACCGCAACAATGTCGCGCCAGCAGCTGGTGCGCCAACAAACGCCAACGGCAGTGACCCGCCAATCTCAGCAGCAGTTGATGCAATTGGGCTGGCGGCTTGGTAATTCTTCAGCTTGAGCCGAATATCCCTCAAGGCGTCTTCTTTGTCTTGACCCGTCAACGATCTCAGATAGGCTTCAATTTCATCTGCTGTGTTGAGCGATATGCCTTGCGCTGCTTGCCGTAGCAACTGCGATGGTGGCTCTGGTTGGTTGGGGTCCAGGACACTGCGACTGAATGTTTGCTCTAAATCAACAGTCTTTAAGTGCTGTGCAATTTCTTCATCAGTAAACATTCTGCTGCCATCAGGCTTCAGCATTGATTGCGCTTGTTGAATTTGCTCTGCTCGTGTTGCCATGATTAGCGGCCCTTTGCTTCGTGTTTTTTAACCAACTCCAATAATTGGGCTGTAGTGTTTGCCTTGCCGATATTTACTTTTTTACCGTCAGGGTTGGTGTAGATAACATTCCCGTTTTTTGTATTCCAATCTACATTGTCAGGAATTAGTAACGGACCTGCTACGGGAGGTCCAGAGGCCATTGCTGGAACAGGTGCTGGACGTTCTGGTACTGCCACTGGTGCCGCCATTGGTGCCGCCATTGGTGCCGCCATTGGCGCTGGTTGTGGTGCAGGTGCCGGGGCTGGCAGAGGTGCTGGTGCAGGTGGCCTAGCCGCTGCTGGTGCTGCTGCTGGCAATGGGGTAATAACGTCAGCAAGTGTTGGCGGTCTAGCTGCCCTGGCATATGGGTTGTAAATATCTTCAGCATTGCCGCCAAATGTTTTAACAATATCAGTGTAATTCTTAGCCTGTCGCTTTAGTGCGTTTTCGCGCTGCTCAACAAGTTCATCAGCAATCTTCAGCATATTTTTACGCTGCTCTGGAGTAAAGCTGCCGCCTACTGCAAGTTGCTGCAACAGCAGTTGAACTCTTTGCGGAACGCTTGGGTTTCCAACAACGCTTTTCTTGTCGCCTTCCTGGACTGCTCCAGATGGGTCATACATTTTTGCCAAGTTGTAAATGGTTGCGCCATCAGCAGTAGAGTTGCCTTTATTTGCCAACGCAACAGATGATTGCAAAGCGTTATACCTATTTGACAATTCAACATCACCACCAGACTTCAGCACACCTTCCCACTTGGTCATTACTTCAAGCCTAGCTTTAGCAACAGCAGTTTGGTCTTTCAAATCAACTGATAGTTTTGCCGCACCAGCAGTAGCATTTTTGGTTTTTTCAGCATCAACACGCCTATTTATTTCTATAACTTGATCTTTTGTCAAATTCTCGTATGGAACTCCAAAGGCTACTTCACGCGCAAATCTATTAAAGTCTGACCCCAACGCTGGTGGTGTAACAGGCTTCACTGCACCAGTAGCCACTGTGGTGACTACCCCTGTAAGTGGGTTTCGTCTAACAAGGGTGCCGCCTTCAGCCAGAGTTGTTGTTGGACCTTGCATGGCCTCTTGTGTATCAATAAACGATTTCAACTCAGCCCGTCCAGCAGGCGTTGCCATCAACTGGCGCAAGATGTTTTGATCAATGCCAGCCGCTTGCGCTTTTTGCAGGTAACTGGTATCAGACGCCTCATCAATCATTACCTGCTCGGGTCGGCCTGGTGTCATCAGGCTTGGAATCAACTGTTGAGCAGCCTGGGTTTGCTGGCGTGTTTGCATATCAGCAGCACGTTTTCTCGTAACCTCTTGCCGCTGATAGGCAGTGTCTGCACCAAGCAGAATCTTCTGCGCCAACTCAGTGTGGCCCATTTGATAGGCACGTTGAGCCGCTGGCCCAAATGTCTCTGGGTCATTGAGGTCAATGCTGCGAATGATCTGGTCTTGCTCGGTCACCCGGCGCATCCCTGGGTCTTCCCCGCCCAGCATCCTGCCAATGCCGCTGGCAAGACCCCTGGCACCAGCATAGATGCCAGCAGTGGCGCGTTCGTAAGGGTCTAGCTTTGCATAGGCCAATGCCTCTTGTTGCAAGGCAGCATCCTTCTGCTCCTGATAACGCTCGGGACTGACGCCGAACAGGGATTCAACGATTTGAGTCATATTGTGTCCTTGCTACTGTGGGCCGCCATAGCCGTAATCATAATTCGGAGGTGCGTTCCTCATATCTCGAAAGTTTCGATATTGGTTCATTAACCCACTCGCAAATTCTGGGCTTTTCCCAAAAGCAGAAATTGCAGTACCAAACGGGCTAAACGCATCTGCTTTTTGCTGCGCGGTGGCAGCGGCTGTTGCGCCTTCTAACCCGTACTTGCCAGCATACGCGCCGCCTGTCATAGCCCTGCCGCCAAGGGCTGCGCTCATCTCCAGCGGCCCCATGCCTTGCTCTTCTAGGCGGCGAACTTGATCGGCATAGGCGTTGTACGGCTGCAATGCCCCGGTGACGTTTGCGTTGTACTGCCCAAACAAGCCGCTTCCAGCACCAAACAGCCCGGTGCCAAACTGCATCCGCTGCTGCTCCAATGCCTGCTGTCTTGCCAACAGATCAGCACCGAACCCTTGGCCTGCCATGCCGTATTGCTGACCCTGGCCCAGCAATCCAGTGCCAAAACTTGCCGCTGCCCGATTCTCTTGCTGCTGCCTTGCCAGCAGGTCAGCACCGAATCCTTGTCCCGCCATGCCGTATTGCTGGCCTGCTTGCATGGCACCTAGACCAAACTGCTGGCGCTGTTGGTTAAGACCTTGGCCTGCTTGAATAGCACCCATGCCGAATTGCTGGCCTGCCATGCCTAGCTGTTGTCCTTGACCCAATAAGCCAGCACCAAAGGCTGCGCTCTGCTGTCCTGCCTGCTGCGCTCCAGCAGCAATACGTTCTTCTTGCTGCGCCTTGGCGTTGTAAAAGGCTTGCAGTTCCGGGTTTGTTGCACCTCCACCAGTGTCGGTTTCAACTCTCAAATCGCCACGGCCTGTATTGAACAGTTGAGTTCGCAGGTTTGCAAGCGTTACATCTTGGGAAGGCTTCATCAGCGCCATCTGGCGTTTCATGTACTGCTGCTCAACGTCCTGCGGGTTCTGCCCAACATAACTCTGCCCGAGTTGGGTCAATGCCTGACTGCCCTGCGAGGGCTGCAAGTAGCCTGCGCCTAGTTGAGCAAAACGTGGGTCATCCTGTTGATTGAAAGCCGCGCTGCCAACCCTGCCAATGTCTGCTGCGTATTGCGAGGGTTGCAAATACGGCTGCGCCATATCCGAAAATTGAGTACCCGGCGGCTGATCAAGGAACCTGTTGCCTAGTTCTGTTGTCCTTTGCCCAATCTGTGACGGTCCAAGGTAACCGCCAGCCATTTGACCAATGCGTTGGTCTTGCGGCTGGTCGAGATAGCGCTGGCCCATGCCAAACAGTTGCTGCCCTGCCTGCCGCAACGGGTCAAACATTCCTCTTGCTTGTTCAGCGTCAGTCAGACCCTGACCAGCCAGGCGTTGGAACCTGTCCTGGTAGGCTTGCATCTCTGGCGTCAGAGCGTAGCTCATGCCCGAGACTCGCCCGGTTGCAGGGTCATACTGGCTGGAGGTTGTACCGTACCTGCTGCCGCTGACGCCTACTGGTCGAAACCTGGCTTCTTCAGCGGCTTTGTCAGCAGCATAACGCTGGGCATCCGCTTGCGCTCTAGATGCGTTTGCGGTAGCGTTGCCACTGATAAGACTTCCAGCTAGTGTTGCGCCTGCGACAAAAATAGGCATGATCAAACTCCAATCAAAACGTCATCCACTTTAGACGGGTCTTTCTCGTCAGTCGAATGGATGCAAAACCAAACACAATCCGTTATCGCTTTGACGCCATGCGTCATCCCTGCCCTGATTTCAATGCAGGCCGGGGCGTTTACGATGTCAATCTCCTGTCCTCTCAGCACCGCCACCTGGCCCTGCGCCAACACACTCAGGTGACTAAAGCTGTGAGTATGCTTCAAGATTACAAAATCAGCGGGGATACGCATCTCCTTGGCGTACAACTTATCGCTGAAATGGTGCGTGATCATGCCGTTCTTTTCCACATATACACGGCAATGAATGGTGGGTAATTGGCATTGGTGGCGCTTGCGCCCTCGGTGCTGTTGGCTACAGTAATGCCAGTCGTATTTGCGTTGGTATTTATTGACTCTATTGCTCTGCCAACCCCAATAACAACTGAGCTACCTGCGTTTGATGTGGCTACATCAATAGCTGAAGTATGAAAGTGTCCGGGGTCAGTAACTGTTGCCGTGTGCGTGTGGCTTGGCAAAGTAGCATTGGCAGAACCACCTGTTTCCTCGGCAGTGTCAAACAACACGTTTCCGCTGTCCAAGCTGATCAGCATCCTGCCAGCACCAAACGCTGTCCAGGTACCAAACCCAAACAAGGTGCCTGGGTTGGTGCTGATGATGGCGGTGTAAATGCTGCCCACAGGGTGCAAGGTTTGCATCACCGCCTGGACAAAAGCAGTTGTCGCAAGCTGCGTTGTGTTAGTCGAAGTTGCTGCTGTTGGCGCTAAAGGCGTCCCGGTCAAGGTGGGGCTGGCAGACAGAACAACACTTGTCGTTCCAGTGGATGCTGTGACACCAGTACCACCATTGGCAACTGGCAACGTACCTGTGACGCCTGTTGTCATCGGCAAGCCTGTGCAACTTGTCAAAACACCAGCGGAAGGCGTGCCAATGTTAGGCGTTGTCAATGCCGGGCTAGTTGACAGGACATTGTTTCCAGAACCAGTGGATGCTGTGACACCCGTACCACCATTGGCAACAGGGAGGGTTCCTGTCACTCCAGTTGTCATTGGCAACCCGGTGCAACTCGTCAAAACACCAGCGGAAGGCGTGCCAATGTTTGGCGTTGTTAATGCTGGGCTAGTTGACAGGACGTTGTTGCCAGAGCCAGTTGAACTGGTGACACCAGTGCCGCCATTGGCAACAGGCAACGTACCTGTTACTCCAGTTGTCATTGGTAAGCCAGTGCAGTTGGTCAGGACACCAGCAGATGGCGTACCAATGTTTGGTGTCACCAGCACTGGACTTGTCAAGTCGGCTTTGGTCGCCACAGCAATGGCAATATTGGCATACTCAGTGTTGATCTCAGTGCCCTTGACAATTTTCAGCGGATTGCCAGATGTCAGTGCGTCCTTGGTGGCAAAGTTGGTGCTTTGTGTGTAATTGCTCATGCTGCTTTCCCGTCTTTGAATTGAATCTCAATTTTCTGAATTGAGAGGGGAGAACCGTTGATGTCAGCTTCGTAGCCCGTTTGCACAATTTTACCTTGACCTGACGCTGGAACGGACAGTTCTTGCAGGGCAACGCCGCTGTTGTATTGGGCCACTACAGTAGCATTTGCACCATACTCGGCAATGCCGTATTCGCTTGTCCCTTGCGTTGGAATTTGAGCATTAGCCGTGTTGTAGTTGGTGCTGAAATCAAATGCCCATTTGATGGTGACAAATTGGTTTGTGCCACCAATCACAATTGCTTTCAATTTCTTGAGAATTGAGGTGACGTTTTGATTGCCAAGGTCGGCATTATTGGTGTAATACTGGAAGCGATAGTCTTCAGTGTCGTCCAGGTTGGTTTCATATTTGGCAATGTAACCAGTTTTCCCCAGCAGCAAATCACCATTGCGCTTGGACAGCAGGGCAGTTGGGTTGATTGAATCCCAGGTTGTCACTCGGAATGAACCGTCTTGCAGTTGCGTCCTAGTGTCAAAGCAAAACGCCATTGATGATGCTGGCATTGTCAACAGGTAGAAGGCTTGCTTTTCGCTGTAGGCGGACTTGATGTTTGCCAGTGTTTCGCTGCTCACATAGTCAATGAGATCGTTTCTGACGTTTTTGCTTAAATCACCAAGAGGTGATGATTTCTCTGTGATGGTTCGCGCCAGTGACCTGACGCCAGAGTTGGAGAGGAAAAGAATGTCCTTGCCAGTATTGGCAATGCTGTCTCGGGCAATGCAGCCAATGCCGTTCACTGTGTCGCTCAAGACCATTGTTGACGGGGTGGTGGCATTGGCGTAGACCAAGATTTGACGCTTGCCAAAGATGATCAGGAACCCATTGTGAGCTGCCAGCCCGGTGATCTCGTCGCTGCCGTTAGGCCATACCCGATTGACATCCAGAGAACCTGCTGTGCCAGTTGACCAAACATGACCCGCAATCAGGTCCGAAAAGAAAACAGTAGTTTTGTCGGTTGATGTGTTTGCCGCCCAAAGCCTGCCGTAACCGCTGATGCAAATGTCGGCATCTGGCACTGTTGCGACATAACCAGTTTTCTCAGTGACTCTGCGAAAGGTTGTTGTGCTGACTGCCGGGTCATAGATCAAAGCGTTGTAGGTAGTCTGGAAAAAATAGGTAATGCTGTTGAGGCTGGTGCAGTGCCAGTTGTTGGCTGTGATGGTTGGTGCTGTGCCACCACCGCCGTAGGTCAACTCTGTAACTACGTTTGAACTGTCCAGCTTGAACAGCTTGTTGTTGCCGCTAAACAGGATTGTCAGTGTGCCATCGGACTGCACCAGCTCGTGGATAACGCCAACATTGTTTGCGCCCAAATTGCCCACGGCCGCATTGACTCTTGACCAGCCCTGGCGTGAGCCAATGCGCCCGTACTGGTCAATAACAGCATTGGTTGCCACCAGAGCAAAACCCTGGTTCAAGTCCAAGGGCGAGTCCTGCGTGTTCAGCCCAAAAAACCCTGGGGCTGATACAGAAGCAATTTGAAGCGGTTCGCTCATATCGCTAGAAACTCTTGGTTCTCTGGATAGCGTGTGCCTTCCAGGGCAATGTAGTCCGAGAGCATGGTCCGATAAAGCTGGTATGCCTCGTTGCTGTTGATGCCGCCATCCTCACCGCGCTCTGCCAATGCTCTGGCGTAAGCGTTCTGGGCCACCAACACATCAGGCACCAGCACCGCTGTTGCATCAGCAGCCAGGGTTGCCTGTGGAACCGTCAGGCTGAACCTTAGTGAGTACACGGCATCAGGCCGGGGGTACAGGGTCACCTTGGTGTCGCCGCTGCCATCAACGCCCTCAAAGGCGTACATCGATGGGATAGTGGCTGCTGGAATGATTGCAAAGTTTTGGTAGCGGTTCATCTCCACGAAACTGATGTTCGTCATGCCAATGTTGGCTGTGCTGTTGATAGCGTCCTGGACTTGGAATTTCTGCCCGGCACCTGTCAATGAATATTGGTACGTTGCCGCCACGGTGGTGACGGTGATGTCAGTTGACAGGACGTTCCAACTAAAGGCGTCCTCCACCTGGCGCTTGGCGTCATTGACGAATTTGCCAATCAGCGTGGAATAGCCTGTCTCGGCATTGGTAGAGACTTGCGTTTCACGCAAGCGAATCAACACATCGTTAATCAGTTCAAGGAATGTCATCTAGTCAACCCTTCTTCTTCAATGGTGACGGCAACAGCAAAGGTGGATGCCGCTTCAGATGTGGCTTTGAGAATGTCGCCCTCCTCCATGACAAAGTAGCTGACACCGCCCCAATCTTGAGTGGTTTTAGAGGTCACAGCAGTCTGGTACACCAACGAATAGGTCACCGCTGCTGAAGTGTCCACCCAAT